CCCCAAGAATGGGAGGTTGAAAAATCCTTTTCGCATCCGCTCGGATACGGGGGGAGGACTGACCTCTCCAATGATGAATGGATAGTGGACTTCAAGACAAAAGAATTCCCAGACAATCCTAATGTTAAGAAAATGGTGTATGACGATCACGGGGTCCAATTGGCTGCGTATGATCAAGGAATGCTTGTTAACGGATTAACAAAGCCTAGACGGCTGCTTAACTTATTCATAGACGTTGGCGAAGGCCATCGTGTTCTTGAATGGGAGCACGAGGATATTCCCCGCTTCAGGGAAATGTTCAACAGTGCTCTATCTTTGTGGAAATGTACCAAGAAGTATAACCCTGAATGGCAAACAACGTGAGGTTTATATGAACGTAAACAAAGCAATTTTAGTTGGAAGAGTTGGGGCTGACCCCATCGTTAGAGAAACAAGCAAGGGGGATACAGTTTGTAACGTCTCTCTTGCTACCAACAGTGGCTATGGCGACAACGAAAAAGTTGACTGGCATAAGATCACCTTTTTTGGTAAACTAGCTGACACTGTGAACGAGTACGTTACCAAAGGTCAGCAGCTTTACGTTGAGGGGCGCATAGCATATAGCAAGTACACTGACAAAGAAGGCAATGAGCGTCACGGGACCAGTATAATTGCTGGTATGATGCAAATGGGCTCTCGACAAAATGGTGGCGCTTCAGCTTCAGCTTCAGAAGAAGAGGATGACTCGCTCCCATTCTAAAGCGGTCTATACTTGGCAGGACGATGACGAGCAGGTGGAACGTGTTTATTGTTTAGCCAAAAAAGTATGGGCTAAAAGGCACAAGCCTACACCAACGAGGGGGATGACGTGGGGGGAATGGTTCCGGGAACATTCCGGGATGTCCCTCCACGAATTCTCCGACTGGGCGAACGATCATAAGCTGAGGGAAAAATGGAACCAAAGCGTAAAAAAATCCGGTTAAGGGAAAAGGAAACAGGGCGGGTAAAGGCGTTAGGGCTAGTTCAGTATGACTCCATACAAGGACACTGGTGCATTGATTCCAATGGAGACTGGAAGTGGTATCCTCATGACAAATGGGAGAAAGTAAAATGATCACCGAATATCAAAAGTTCATACACAAAAGCAGATATGGTAAGTATCTGGACGCGGAAGGACGCCGGGAGAATTGGGACGAAACAGTTAATCGTTACACAAACTACATGGAGTGGATATTAGCTGGCTATACCGCTGGCGACTTTCCTAAGGAAGCTAAACAGGCTATCCTTGACATGGAAGTGATGCCCTCNATGAGGGCGTTCATGACCGCTGACCCTGATCCCGGGGCTGGGGCCCTGACCAGAGATAATATGGCTGGATACAACTGCGCTTATTTAGCGGTTGATCATGTTAGAGCGTTCGATGAATCCCTGTATGTTCTCCTTTGTGGCACAGGGATTGGGTTCAGTGTAGAACGTCAGTTTATTAACAAATTACCAGAGGTGTCTGACGAGTTTCACGAAACAGATACAACCATTGTTGTCGCAGACAGCAAGATAGGTTGGGCAAAATCCCTACGAGAACTCGTAAGCCTCCTGTATCAAGGGGCTGTACCCAATGTAGATTACAGTAGAATCAGACCAGCCGGGGCTCGTCTCAAGACCTTTGGAGGAAGAGCATCTGGACCCGATCCTCTGGAGAGGCTGTTCAATAATTACACCCGTACATTCCAGAACGCAAAGGGGAGGCGTTTAAACAGTTTGGAATGCCATGACCTCATGTGCTGGAATGGGGAAAGCGTCGTCGTGGGTGGGGTTAGAAGGGCAGCGGAGATCAGCCTGAGCAACCTGACTGACGAGCGTATGAGACACGCAAAGACAGGTCAGTGGTGGTTAGAGAACCCCCAGAGAGCCCTCGCTAATAACAGTGTGTGTTACACAGAGAAGCCAGAGATGGGAACCTACATGCGTGAGATTCTTGCTCTCCATGATTCCCACAGCGGAGAAAGGGGGATATTCAACAGGGAAGCATCAAAGAGAATGATGCCTGAGAGAAGGGATAAAGACTATGAGTTCGGGTGTAATCCTTGCAGTGAAATAGTGCTTAGGAGCGCCGGTTGCTGTAACCTCTCTGAGTGCGTACTCTCACCGAGCGATACAATAGACGATGTGACCCGAAAGATAAAACTTGCTACAATTATCGGGACCATACAATCCACCCTGACCGACTTCAGGTATGTCAGGCCGATATGGAAGAAGAATGCAGAGGAAGAGAGGCTGTTAGGTGTCAGCTTCACAGGAGTATTTGACTGCCCAACGGTGCTCAACGCTACCCCGAATCAACTGGAAGAGTGGAGGACATCCGCTATCAATGTAAACGAGAAGTGGGCTAAACGGCTAGACATCAANCCGTCTGCAGCCATCACCTGCATCAAGCCATCTGGAACAGTATCTCAGCTGACTGGTGTAGCCGGTTCTGGACTACACCCCTCGTATTCCAAGTTCTATATTAGGAGGGTCAGACAGGACCGTAAAGACCCCCTTAATCAGGCCCTGATTGACGCTGGTGTGCCTGTTGAGGATGATCCATACAACAAGGAGGCTATAGTGTTTTCCTTCCCTATGAAGGCTCCTGCGAGGTCAAGGACTAGGCATGAGGTAACCGCAATACAACATCTAGAGATATGGAAAAAGTTCGCTCTTCACTGGTGTGAACACAAGCCAAGTGTCACCGTCTATATAGGTGAATCGGAATGGATGGATGTGGGCGCTTGGTGTTATAGGAACTTTGATATACTCAGCGGGGTAAGCTTTCTTCCCCGGGCAGATGACAACCACAGCTATGAGGTAGCCCCTTATGAAGAAATAACCAAAGAAGAGTACTCAGCGATCCCCAGAATGAAACCCATTAATTGGGAATCGGTAATAGAGCACGACGACAACACGGTTGGAAGTCAGGAACTGGCTTGTACCGGGGATAAATGTGAGATACTATGAGAGTATTACCATTCGATCAAGACATGGTGGACCGGGCTAAGGAATGGGCAGAGAGTATAGGGAGCCTAAATCGCTCCATCACCAGCGGGGAAGGAAACTTTGCCGGTAGGGTAGGTGAACTAGCGCTAGCCCATTACTTAGGTGTTGAGGTAGAGGACCACAAGGACTATGACTTAATCTACAAGGGGGACAAGATAGAAGTAAAAACTAAACGTAGGAGTTGTGCGCCTCTTCCANACTACGATGTGTCCGTGGCTAAAACCAGTGGACACCAAAAGGCAGATAGGTACGTTTTTATAAGCCTTCAATTCTCGGAGAAAAAATTCTGGGGGAAACCTTACGCAGGGAAAGGTCGGGTGGGGGGAGCCATTTACAATGGCCTCGAATTTGTTTGGCTATGCGGGGATATGGATGTTAAAGAATACTTTCTCAAGGCGAAGTTATGGCGTAAGGGGGACAAAGATAAATCAAACAATTTTCATACGCAAGCTGACATGTATAACATGAAAATAAAAGACTTAAATGAAACTTATAATTGTCATATAAGAACAGCAGAAACTGAGAGCTAATATGAACCTAATGATACTCCCGGACGCGCACGTTCACCCGGATTATAACAATGAAAGGTTCAGGGCGGTAGGTCGGTTACTCATGGAGGAGCAGCCTGAGTGTGTTGTTTGCTTAGGTGATTTGGCTGACCTGCCGTCCCTGTCCTCTTACGACAAAGGAACTAAAGGTTTCGAGGGTAGACGTTACAAAAAAGATGTTGAATCCGTTATCGAGGCGCAAGAACTCCTGTTCATGGACTTGAATAGGTTCAACGCGAGAAAAAGAAAGAACGGCAAGAAACAGTATAGGCCGCGCCTAGTGATGTGCTTAGGTAACCATGAGGATAGAATTACTAGAGCCATCAATTCGCAAGCCGAACTGGACGGAACAATAGGCATCCAAGATTTGCAGTATGAAGGGTTTGGGTGGGATGTTATTCCCTTCAAGAAGTGCGTCACCATAGAAGGTATTGCCTTCTCGCACTATTTCACCACAGGTATTTCTGGAAGGCCAATCTCCAGCACCCACATTGGGCATACGCTTGTCACTAAACTTCACTGCTCTGCCGTTCAAGGACATTCACATTTGTATAACCACGCAGAACACACAAGGCCTGATGGGCAAAAGATATTTGGGTTGTCTGCGGGTTGTTTCTCTCACCCGGAATATTCCGAAAGCTGGTGCATGGATACCGAGCATCAATGGTGGAGGGGAGTTGTGATTCTGGAAGATTTAGACGGGGAGGGTTATTACGATGGAGTTAGGACTGTGACATTAAGGAAGATTATGAAGAAATATACTTAATGCTCTTCACACAACCAGCCGGGAAAGCTGTTATGGAGGACCAATCCCCCTTCTCATCCTTTGTGTTAGCAACCTTCACCACATCCTTGTTTTTCTTGATTAAGTAGCCAGTGGTTAGCAGGACTGGGGGGTTAACCTCCTCGGGCTTTTCCCAACCCGCTGTCCCTAGAATATCTCTCCATTCGACTGTCACCAGTCGAGGATTTTTCACGCCGCTTTCCTAAACGGAAATCTTATATCCCGATCCATTCTTTCCCGGAAGACGCCATTGAATTTCTTCTTCAAGTCTAGAATTCTTACGTCAATCTTACGCATCATTTCTTCTTTTCTAGGCGCGAGGAGCTTACTCCTCCTGTATTTAGCCTTAAGCTTGTAAAGCTTTGTTATTTCCCCATGTATTTTTCTCAAGAGAGGGACGAGTTTAGCTACTGCATAGTGCTTGCTTTTCATGAACGATTTCCATTCCTCACTCTTCGGCCCGAACTCTTTGTAGACTCCCTCAGCAAACATTTTAGCGGCCCCGACTTCTTCTCTAAACGCATTGTACTCCGTGTTGGCATCCCACTTATCTCGTAGCTGAGGAGTGTCCCAGAACCGCCTGATGACAGGAACTTTATTCCATTGCACCTCTCCCGTGACCTCCTCCCTCGGGAGAAACGATCCTCCAGCCTGCATTCGCCACGGATTAAGGAAATTAACTCCCCTTGCTATGAAATTTCCAACGCCACCGGAAGCGGTCTTAAACATGTAATCTAATATTGGAGGGTCTATGCTAATGAACCCTTTTTCATATTTTGTCCCGAGTCTCGCTTTCTCTCCGCCGGGAATCCATGTGTACATCCCAGCTGAAAGTCTATTCAACCAATCAGCAACAAATTTAGCCGGTTTGGTCGTGCTGCTCCATGACCTATAGGCGGGGGGTTCCGTAGCCGTCCCTGCATAAGGCTGTTTGTACACGGGGTTACCAGCCCAGTTTTCATTAAGGGCTATATCGACAAAAGGGTCACCAATAGTGGGGGTCGCTGACTTGAATAATGTGTTGATGACACTATCACTGTGCGCAATATCCATAGGCGAAAATGATTCTCCTATTGAACTAACCATGTGCATCGTGGCTTGCCACGGATTTATCTGCCCCATCAGCATCGCTACAATAGTATCCCCAAAGACATTGGGAATATTGGAACCATAGCCTAATGGTATCTTGGCAAAGTTATCCGCTCCGGGAATCCACAGAAACATCTGCCTAGACCTCTGCCCCATATCTATTTTTGCGTAACGGTTCTTGCCGTCCTCATCATCACCGCTCATCAAATAGTTATAAAGGCTGAGAATTATTTGAGACCCAATAACGTACTTCAAGAACTTCCTAAACCGTCTGGACTTGTTAAAGGCGCGGAGGTAAGTTGCCCCACCGGCTGTTCCCGCATTGAAAAATAGATACCATGAGTTGAAGATTGGCGTTAACTCACCCTTCATGGTGAAATTAACAGTAAGATTCCTAGCAGCCTCAACACCTAACTGAATGGCTTGAATCTCTGTAAGACCATTCCTCATAGCAACCCGTTTGATTTCAATATAAGTGGCTAATCGCATGGCGTTCTCTACAGAACCGTTTACATCGCTCACATAATCAGCCATCGCCTTGATGCCCCTGAGCCATCCCTTTCGGGTTCCATTCTTGACTATATCACCGATTTTGTTTTCAAAATGCTTTGCGTCTTTAAAGGCGTAGAAATCAATACGCCCACCATTCTCAGTAAACTCTCTAGCAGCAGCAGAATGAATAGTATCACTCTTTCCTGTTCTTATATATCGGTACATCCCGGCTATTGATTTCGGGAGATTCTTTGTGGCCCCTAATGCAATTTCTTTTGCTTGGTTCGCTTCAATGCCTTTCTTGATTTCAGACAGTGCTATTATGTTCTGCACAGCAAACTGATAATCTTTAGCAAAGTTAGTTACAATAAAAGGAGGAGACCAAGCTGTATGCATCATACCAAAATATCTGTTTATTACGCCAACCCATCTTGTCACGTTACCGGGGACGCGATAATGAGTTTTGTTTAAGGCTCTCCCTATATTTTTATCCTTGACGAGAATATGCCACTGCTCCCCATCCTGTTTGAAGGAGATAACATGTTGCGGGTCTGACTGCTGTGGCAGCGGAAGGTCCAAGAATAAGTCTGACGTTTCCGGGTCTCTCCCTTTGAAGAACTTTTTGTCCTCGTCCGAGACGATCATCATATAGTCACCAAGAAACTTCTCGTTTTCTATGACCATTCTAGCAAACGCTTGGTCCACCTTATTCTTTTCGGCCCTCTCGATGGTTACTTTAACCTTATGAAATGCCCATGCCCACGGGCTTTCGGCAGCGCTCCTTCTTCCGACCCTCTTCTTTTCTTCAGGCCCCCTTATTCCAAACCCTTTTGCCTTTCGCAGGTCTCCAAATAAATCCCATGTTACCCCCCTATTATCACCCTTGAGGGGAACATACGTGCTAGCGTATTTCTGTCGTTGCGCTTGCTCCCCTACCCAACCTATTGGTTTCCCATTTTTAAGGGTAGGATTATAGTGCCGCTGCCCGAGCCATTGCTTTATCTGCCACTCTGGAACCAGCCCTTCGTCCCGTAAAATATTTAACCGATAGTCTAGAGCGTCATAAACATACTTAGCGGCTTGCTGCAGATGCTTCATCCCTTCTACGCCCAGCTGGTCCTGCAACTGCTGCAGAACTTCTTCCGCAGAAAGTAGTTGAGGCCCAGCCTCTGCCTCTAGGATTAGGTTAGGTCTTGCCAACCTCTCGGCTTTAGTGCTGAAGATGCCAGCTGGGGGTGGAATGTTTGCCTTCTTCTTCCAACCCGAATTCTTTGGTTCATCGTTAACCGAAGGGGCATGCGCTGCGTACAGATAATTTCCAAATTGAGTCATATCAATTTTGTGTTTCTGCGCAAATTCGATCAAGGGCTCGATAAAATCCCTATGAAAATCATGTTGCTTTTTAACAACTATATTGTGATAATCCCCTTCGACTTCGGATGGTTTTCTGGTTATTGTACCATCAGTAGCCTCCAAGAAATTCTCATAGTCCTTTATGGTTCCAAAGTAATGAACAATGGCACGGTAAAGTTGTGTGCCCGGCTCTATGCGGAAGCGTTGTCCGCCACGCTTGCGCCCCAATCCACGGATCGAGAGCTGTGATTCCTTCTTCCACGATTTTGGCCCCCATACCATTTTAAAAAGGCTACCGAGCCCCTTTTTCGGCTCAACAAAGTCTCTAGCCGCTTCTGGCATAACTTGNCTAAGACCAATAATTTCTCGCGCNGCTGTCTCATCCGGATCGGTAAGGGGCTCCCCCCACCCTTCTTCNGTCTGGTAAAGAGGCATGTTAAGGAAGTTCGCTATATAAACATTCTTCTTCCCATTCGCTCCGTTGATAGTTTTTAGATGGGAATCAAAAGAGGAACGGATAAGAACCATCACCTGCCAGCCCTTGAGTTCGGAGGTGAACATGAACTTCAGCCGGTGCAAGCCCTGCGCAATGTAATGGAGAAGCGTTCTCCAGAAGGTGTTGTCGCTTGGGGTATTTTCCTCTGCGTAGTAAGCCATCGTTTCTTCTAGGACGAGCCACTCATTAGCCTCTGGGTGCGTCCTGCGTACAGCTTCACGAGCGGTGATGTGGGCCTTGCGCACACCAGCGTCAGAGATGGCAAGCTTGGCAATCTCCCCAAGAAGCGACATGTATAGCTTCGTTCCCATGACAGCCCTGAACCCATGTGCTCCTATCTCATGCATCATAATAGGAACAACCCGATCTTCCTCTATATTCTCCGCGACCATACTAACCTTGTTATTAAAGGCTACAGCCCGGACTCTCTGATCTGAAGCAAGATTGGGGGGAAGGTCTCCCTGCGTTTCGTATATATTAACGACGTTAAATATTCCGGGACCAAACGTCATCAGGAGTTTATTAAAGAGCCGCTTTGCAGTCGTTCCTTTTACAGCCCGCGGAG